ATTAAAAAATTTTATATTTCCTTTTATATCGTAGTTTAGGAAATATAAAATCTAATAAATAATAAGTAATATAAATATATATCTATATAGGCTGATGCTGTCACCTCGCATCAGCAATGAATCTAAACGGATGAGAAGGCTGTCATCTCGCCTTGTCTCATGTCCGTTTAGTTGAAAACGGATGAATTAGTACCTAATTCTTTATTCTATCTGAAAGGGGATATATAGAGCCTGGCACAATATGAGACATTACCAGGAACAAGAGCAGAACCAGGATATAAAAAGGCTGATGCTGTCACCTCGCATCAGCAATGAATCTAAACGGATGAGAAGGCTGTCATCTCGCCTTGTCTCATGTCCGTTTAGTTGAAAACGGATGAATTAGTACCTAATTCTTTCTTCTATCTGAAAGGGGAAAAAGTGCCACAATTAAAACGAGAAAGTCGACACTCACGCACTACCGTTTATGTACCTCTTCTCAAGAATTTTTTAATAAATTAAAAATCATAAATTCTTTTATCGAAGAATTTATTATTCTTGAAAAGAGGTTATAGAAAATTAAACTTCACCATGTAAAAAATAGACTAAATCAAAAGGGCAATCAAAACTCAATTTATTCAAGACAAAATTATATTTCTTATTATTAGCCCATTTCAAAGCAGTACAACGAAGATAATTCCTATTAGATATATTTGTATATATATTTTTAAAATCGTTAAATTGATACCTCTTTTTAGTTGCTAGAGGCAATGGCTCAGTTTCAAAAGAATTAAAGAAACAAGTATATCGAGGAATAAAGGTAATAGACCAATCAAAGAAAGGTGCAAACCTATATTTCTCAACTAGCACACCAGAATTGTCAGTAGATGAGTTAGGATCATCCTCACCAATTGTTTGATACTTATTAATCTTCTTACAAATGGTAAAAATATTAAGGAAGTTTTGAAGAAGGTACATTTCATCAGTTAAATCCCTAAGTTTCTTATCAATGTCAAATGATTGAGAGGCTAAAATTACATAAACTTTCTTATGTCGCTGCAGCTTAAAGAAATCTCTTACATCAGAACTAAAAGACTTAAAATTTCGATTATCCCAAATCATTCCCACTTCATCTATCAATAATAAAGACTTTTCAGGGAAATCATATTTCCCTACCCAATCAGTATCTAATTTATATGTATTAAATATTTCAGTATTACTAAATACATACCAACCTTTCAAATTAAATTTAATAGCCTGTTTAGTTAAATAGGTGGTTTTGCCTGAGCCTTTCTTACCATAGATCATAACAAGTTTATAAGGGTTATCATAAGACTTTATAAGCTTAACAAAAAGGGTAAGGGGTATTATTAATACAATTAAAATTATCTTAACCATGAGTAACAAATATTAAATAAAACAACAACAACTAAAAAGCCTATTAAGAACTTAATAAGGGGAAAATTAAACATTAATACAAAGTAATCAAGGACAAAATCTAATATAAAAACCATATAAAGCTCCTTAAGGTAAGGGGTTGGCAACATGTTAGCCAACCCCCTTAAAATTAAAAATGAACGACTTTTCTAGCCCATCTGATAATGACACCGACAAGACCGAAAGCAAGGAAAAACAAGATAATTGGATTAGCAATTAATTTAGTTAGTACATCAGGAATTAAGGTTAAAACCTTAGTCAAGATAGTACCGATTGCATTTAAAAGCTGAGTGCCAATTGCAACAGGTGTATCAGTTTGCATAAATTAAACTCCTTTCAATTAAAAATGAACGACTCTTCTAGCCCAACGGATAATAACACCGACAAGACCGAACGCAAGGAAGAAGAGAATAATAGGCTGTTCCACCATAGTAGTTAAAACTTGAGGAATCCAAGTTAATACCTTAGCCATGATGTTAGTAATTTCTGTCAAAATTGCTTCCATGAATTAAAACTCCTTTCATTTTTTTATGCCAAACATTGAATAAACCAATGTTAAGACCAATTTTATAAATATAACAACAAGAATGAATCCAAAAATAAGATAAAGATAAAAGACAGTACCTGAATCTGGTGTAACACTAGTACCAAACATAGAATTAAGTAATTGAAGTAAATTAGTAATTTCCATTAATAACCACCTTTCACGAAGAATAACAAGAAGAATAGAACCAGGATCAAGAAGATAAGTTCATCATAATTAATTGGCATAATTAATAATCCTTTCTTTTTTTCATAATTACTTTAATAGCTAACACGACAAATTGAAGTAAAAAGATAAAAATAATAATAGATCTAAAATTAATGGTTATATCACCAAAATTAATAGGGAAGTTATAAAGGTTTAAACATGAAGTAAACCAGGTAAATATAGAAGTAAAAGCATTAACCATTTAATCCCCCCTATGAATAACAAATAAAACAACAGATACAGAAATAGCTAATAGGATAATAGCTAGTATGCTACCAGGAAGAATTAAAGTTATAAGGCTAATAATGTAATTAATGTACCTGGCAAACATAAGATAAATAACAATAGCAATAACGATAGCGATTATTTCACCCATTTTAATAACTCCGAAAGATTAGGAATCATTTCAACAACATTGGTACGAGTTACGAGAACCCCCAAAACAAAGCCAATAAGAAGAATTATAAGATTGCTAATGAAATTAGTTACCTTATAAATAATTCTCATGTATGGCCTTAAAATCGAGTTTAGTGAATAAATAAATCTCATCATAATAACAACCCCACAAGTAATAATATTAATGGTGCCAGGTACAATATAGAGAAACCTGAATCATCAAGTGCCTTAAATATACCCTTAGAACCAACAGCCAAATTATTGATATCAGTTAATACAGAAGAATCAACATTATAATTAGGACTGTTTAAGTCAATATCTTTGTCATGATCTTTAGTAATATTAATTAAATTATCAATATTAGTGTTTATATCGACATTGTAATTATTTTGATAATTATTAATAATGTTTTGATCAGAAGATACACCCTTAATTTTTTCAATAATAGAATCTAATAAACTAGTAACCTTATTGAATTGTGATGTTAAGAATCTAATTAAAATATTTGTATCAGGATTATCCGCACGATAATCTATATCCTGGTATGACCAATTATCAAGGAAGATGTTAAAACCAACAGCATTAACCCATAATCCAAGAGCGTCATTATAAATAGAACCAACTACTTTTACCCATTCAATACCGTTATATTGTTGAACAGATGTAATATTACCATTTTCATTAACACTACAGTAAACATCACCAGTACTAGGATTAGACGGTCTAATACCGCCAAATTTAGAAGAATTGATAGGTACTAAGGATTGAATCAATAACATATTGTTTTTAATGTCAGACTTTTTAACATTTTGAACATTATAAATAATATTAGATAAATTAGAACCAACAGATAAAAATACATCATTAGAAGGAGAATAAAAACCATAAACGCCATTAGAATTAACAACATTATAAAAAGAATAAGAATCAATTGAATTAGATAAATTAAAAACAGAATTAAAAGATAAATATTGAGAACGAAATAATAGAAAATTATAATTAAAAGAAATAGGAGTATCAAAGGTTTTTTTCTCGCCATTACATAAAATATAATCAGAAGTAAGAGTAAAATCAACTGTAGAAGATATAGGAAAAATATAAGGTATATCTGATACATAAAATACAAAATGAGCAGAATTAATTAAAAATTTAAAAGAAAAATCTGGAGAATAAATTAAAAAAGAACCTTGCCTAAAAGTATTATAATCTAAAGAAAAATGAATAAAATTATTAAAAGTAAAAGGAAGATTAAATGAACTAAAATCAGTATAAGAAGGATAAGACAAATTATATTCACCATCTTTAAAAGTTTGTTTAGGTGTATAAACATCTTCATAATAAACAGGTGGAAGATAATAAGAAACATTACTATCATATGGAATTGATGGGGATGTATTAGATCTATTAGTTTTAAAACTTGCTAACTCATCAATATAAGTTAAAGAATCACCAGTAACAGATATTTTAAATTGGTCTAAAGGTACAGAAAAATTAGTATCAACACCATTAATAAAGACTTTACCTGATGTATCAATTGAAATGAAATTCCATTGATTATAGTTAATTAGGTTGGTACCTGTTTGTAAGAAAGTTTTATTATTAATAAAATTATATTGTCTAAAATTTGAAACAGCAGCCGAAGAATAATTTTGATACATAAGAGTTTTCATACCACCATAAGGCAAAACACCAGAAGTAGAAGAACGTTCACCAAAATAACCTTCATCAATAAATCTTTGCAATGTCCAATTAGAATCAAATTTACCATCGACATATAGAGGTAGATCGGAACCAGAACGATAAAAAGTAATAAAATCAGGATAATAACCTAAAGAATTTTTAGCCCAAGAAGATACAACAGCTTTAGAAGTACCAAGTAAATCAGTATAATCAGAACTAGGTCTAGATGTAGGTGAAATAGAAAAAATATCAGAAAAATTAAAATCAGAAGGATGTAAAACACCAGAAGCAGAATGAATAATAAAATATCTATCATAACCATTAGAACGAGAATAATATAAATAGTAATTATCTTTCATAGGAACAATATACAATTTAGTTGATGGAACTTCAGATAATGAATCATATTCTTCATAAGTAGAAGAAGTATCATATTTAGAAGTAACAGATCCAATATCAACACCATTAATTGTTAAAGACCATTTATCATTAATTTGAGGATAAATTCTAAAAGAATAATAATTTTTATAATTAGAACCGTCTACGGATAAATCAAATGAATCACTAAATGCAATAGATTGATTAAATGAAGGATTAGAAGAATCAATATAATCTACAGAATTAGGAATAGCCTTTAAATTATAATTCACGATTGGATAAGCACTATCATATTCGTTGCCGTCAAAATGGAATAAGAAATTAAGATTGTCGTCATCATAACCATTAGAATAAGAAGCTACGTTTAAAGATGTTTTAAATCCTTTCTTAGCCTGTTCTTCAGTAAGATTTAATGAATTAGAACCATCTGGCAATTCATAATAAAGTTTTTGAGTAGCACCAGAAGGGGAAATAATAGTTGTATTATTATAAGTATTACTAATCGAAATATTCTGATTATTAGCAATATTATAAATATAAGTATTATTAGTGTAATTATAATAATAATTATTAGTAGTGTAATTATAATGTTGATTATTATAAGTGTAATTAATATGATTAGTAGTATTGTTATAAACCTGATAATTATTTACAGAAGAATAATCATTATTTGTATAATAATTTTTATTACCACCATCATAATATAAATTCTTATTGTGATTTTCTAAATTAATAAAACCGTTCTTATCAACATTAACTTTAGAAGAATATTTATTATAAACACTATCAAAATTGCCATTAATAACATCAGGATCATTAGCAAAATCATTCATATTAAAATTAGGACTATTATTTAAAGTATTATTAATGAAAATAGATGTTGAATTATCTGATAAACCATTTTGTAAAACATTAAAAGTATGATTAGAAGGTGAATTAACTTTTACAGAAAACATAGCCACCAAATAAGCAACAGCACCCATCCAAAATGGCTTTAATTTAGGATCATTAGGAGGAGGAAGTTGTGGATAACCCCATAAATCCTTATGTAAAGATGTTTTACTATTAACCAATTGATTAGTATATGAAGAATCAAATTCAGCAGCCGAAACATGATTAAAAGATGATATTGATGTTAAACCAATAAAAGAAACGAGTAGTACAGATAAGAATTTGTTAAATAATTTATTTTTCATATAATATCAATATAAATAGGAGGGGCAAAAAATGACTTATTTTACAATATATTGTCTATATCACTTGATAGTAGCAATAATAAACAGTATAGGTAAAAAGTGGAATGATGAACTAGGTGAAATATGGAGAAACCAATTAAAGAAATGGATACATCATATTTGGATACCAATAGTAATAGAATTAGTAATAATATTATTAACTCTAATATTTACTGGAGGATTGATAAGTTATGTATTTTGGTTGATGTGATGGAGAAATAAGATGGAATGTACAATAATATACACAATATACTATATAGTTGTTTCACTAATAAATAGTATAGGTAAAAAATGGGATGATGAATTAAGAGGAATATGGGAATATGCTTTTAAAAGTTATATGACATATGTATGGATCCCATTAATAATAGATGCAATAATGAATATAACAATATTTTTAATAAGAAAATAAGGGAAGAGGGGCAGATATGAGGACTATAAGAAGACTGCCCCAGGTAATATTAGAAAATTAAGACTGTTGAATGGCTGAATTATGTTCAAGCCTTAACTTTTCTACAAGATGATAATTTACAAAGAACTCTTTATAACAATCCATATCTATTGACCAATGAAGAAGTTCTTCAAAGGCAATAGGATTTTCGCAAGTTTCAATATAATTGAATATTGAAAGAAGTTTTTGATTAAACTTTATTTTCATTGATTAGTAACCACCCAATCATCTGCAAGAAGTCATGCAGTTACTTTTTCTTTCAGCTTATATGCGTTTAAATCTTCACTGAATACTATTTCTAATGGAGATCTAGAATCAATTAATGATTTAACAACAGCCGAATCATATAAGCCTGATTTTAAGAAATAAGAACAGTATTGACCTATATAATTATCTTTACCATCAACAACACTCTTTCGATATCTAAAACCTTCTACAGATAGACCTTTTTCACTTTCAAAATATTTAGCAACATAAACTTTCATATTAATATAACTCCTTTTCTAATTCTTTATTTAATAAATCAATATAACGACAAATGTATTCGCACCAGGTAAGAGAAGATTGATAAACAAATTGTTTATCATCAAATGAATCATCAATCTTTCTTTTTTTAAATGTTTTATGCATATAATGATTTTTCACATAACAACTAAAGTGAACATAGAATCCTAAGCAATTATGCTTATGATCATAACTATAATGCTTGTATATAGTTACTGGGATTTGTTTAATTGGTTCTTGTCTTTGCATACTATATATGTCTCCCCATCAAGTTCTATACGACCAAAACCGAAATTATCAACAATCTGTTTAATCTTTTCATCAAGATATTTATTATCACGCATATACTCTAATGCTCTAGCCTGGATGAATGAAGATGTTTCATTAGCTAATCTATTATGCTCATTCAATAATGAATTAATGAGATAGATAGAGCCTTTAATCTCCTGGGACTTAAACCCATTTTTAATAAGGATAGGTATAAGCATTTGTAAACTGATTTTAGTATCAAAATCATAACGAGATACATAATCAACAATAAACGGAACAAGCTCAAGTGTATTAGCCTTAGAACGGTCTTCATATAGATCTAGAATATAATTTTGAATATTAGTTTTAATATCTAAGACTTTATATTGAACCTTATCAGGGTGAAACATATGAGTTAAATAAACAAGTTTATTATCAAAATCTTTAGGTTTGAAAGGGTGATAATCACTAGGTTTTATATTAAACAATTCTTCAATCCTGGAAGTAGGAATAGGTGAATTAAACTTAACATAACAATGATAATGTTCTTTCTTTAAATCGCCTTTAATACCTAATAGGTTATAGTTAGAATCATAAGTGTTTTTCTCATAGACATCTTTATCATGCTTGATATAAGCATATGCAAGTGTATCACTCTTAGATTCTAGAATTTTAAAGATATTATCGACCTTAACAATATTTTCGAAAGTGTCGTAATACAAATTATTAAATTCAATAGCTTGTACTGATTTTTGTTTAGTTTCTGTATTTTCTAATAGTTCTGGCATTATTCTTTAACCTCCCAAACAATAGGCTCGTAACCAAATTCTTTTATAAATTTATTAATTTTTCTAGTTGTACAATCATTCGAATAAGTAATATCAACTAATGACATAGAACCATCAATCAATTCTTCAGGATCTAGGATTAAACTAGATACAGAATCAATAGGTAGTTCTGGATGACTAGAAAAAAGAGAAGCATAACCTAACAAATTAATGATAGTGTGATTAGATAGACATTTCATAATTTTAAACCCCCTTATTGAAATGATGAATATTCGCAAAATAATAATTTTATAATACTTTGGAATATTTCTAACTTGACCATACCACGAAAAGGGGAGATTGACAAGAAAGAATATATCATTAAATCAATTTTCACATAATTTCACATAATTTG